TTGCTCTCGTGAAAATGATTTTTGATCAAATTCATTTAACTGCTTTCTTTTGCTTTTATTGCCCTTTGATATATTAAGACGTCCATGTGCTTCAGCCCATGATATAGATTCTTCTTTTCCCCCTAATTTACCTATTGTATCTACTTGCTTTTCATTAAAAACAGTTGGCGTATTAGGTTGATCATCCGTAATACCCTCACGCATTTTCCTTAGTTTATATGACATTGTGTTTATTTTAATTGTTTATTTATTATCTTGGTTCAAATTGCTCTAAACCAAATCCTCCTAAACTATCAAATCCTGCTGATTCAAAATTCTTTGGGGGGGTATTATTTTTTCTTTGCTCTATTAATTCAGATTGTTGAGAAGCTTGTATTTTAGTTCTACCATCTTTCCTGTCTTCTTTATACTTCTCTTTATCATTAATTACATTTAAATCCATTTCTTTAAGCTTTACGTTTAATTGGAACTCATGAAGCATAAGCTCTTTCTTAATTGCAGCTTCTCTTTCCATCTTCTTAATATCAAACTCTACTTGTGCTTGGTTCATTTTAACTTTATTTTCAGTCATAATTTGGTTTTTCTGAATATCTGCTGCGGCTGCTGCTTGAGCTGCTTCTGCATTAGACTTAGATTGTAATTCCATATTCCTGGCAGAAATAGCTTGATCTTCTTCCATTTTTTTCCTTCTTCTAAGTTTTAATAACTGATTTGCTAATTTAAGATTTTTAACATCTCGTATATCGATTGCATCTTCTAATTTAACTTGATCCTTAGATAAAGACATTTGTATATTATTTTCTAATAGTTGTTTTTCTTCGTCATCGGGGGCAATTTCCAGAAATATACCAAAATCATGCAAATGTAATTTACTTACTTCTTTTAAGGAAGCAACATTAAATCTGCCCAGTGAATTTATAAAAGCATTTTTTGTATTAGCAAACTCTAAAACATCAGATATTCTAAGTGATATAGCTTCAGCTGTTTTTAATGATAGATATAAACCGGATTGTAATACATGTCTTGTAGCAGTATTTGAATTTGCAGCAGCTAGTTTCTCTAAACCCACCAACGCGTTTGGGTCAGGTTTTGAACCATCCCTTGCCTCATTTAATCCTGTAACATCTCTCATCCCCTGTAAATAATAGTTGTAAGCCGTAATAAGACTTTGTATTTTTGCACCACCACTACCGGTTTGTAATTCTTGTATTGGTACTCTACCATTATTAAATTCCCCATCTTGTGTCATAGAACGGCCTATAACAGAACCTGTTTGGAAATACATATTTAAAGCTTCTTGAGGATTATAATTTGTACCATTACCTAAATCTACTTCTGCAATTCCATCTGCATCTAAAAATACACCGTCTGGTACCATTCTTGCTAATACTTGTTGTAATTTAAGATGAGTCAATTGAATCATATCAGCAAATGTTGTCATTCTACTTACAAGCGACTCAAGTCTTCCTTTATACATTCTAGGTGCCACTATATTATATGACATTTGTACTTTAGTGGTGTCTGATTTTGGCCTTGTCATGTTTTCAGCAAGCTTCCACTCTAATATATTCTCGCTACCAATAATTTTAGCTCCAGAATATAATACTTCTATTGCTCTATCTACTTTTTCAAATCTAGCTTTTTGATCTTTTGGAGGATTAAAATTATCATCTTTTTTAATTGCTTTTTTACCACCAGATGTTGTTTCTTTAATTTTATATGTTTGGTTTTTATATGATTTATATTCAAAATATAATACATATACAAATCCATCATCACCACCATCTAATGCACCATAAGATTTATTATATAACATACGCCCAGAACCATGGCCATTATCTTCTATGTTTTTTATTTCTTCATCAGAAATATTTGGAAATTGTTTTTTAAGTTCAACTATACTAATTTTTCTAATTTCACCCACATAATATAAATCATCAAAATATGGTGATTCTGTAAATGAATATATTATATCAGTTGGATCTACATAATTTATTGTTATTCCCTCTGATTTATTAAACCCATTTTTAACACATCCTATACCTAGCACAGTAATATCATAATCTAATCTTCTTTTTGTTAAATCAAATTTATTTTTATCTAATACGTTTGATATAGCTTCTTCTTGTGCAATTTCTATTCCTTGTTTATAGTCAAGTTGCATGTGTACTGATAATTCTGTATCATCAGCTGGTAATTTTGAAGGGTCAGATTTATATAAACTAATACCTAATTGCTTGTCAACATTTTCTATAAAACTTTTTGAATTCATATCAGATATAATATTATCCATATAACCAGCTCTTTGTTCAACTGAAACAGGATCTTGTGAATAAGCTTTTACATCATACATTCTTCCTGCAATACCATTTACTACAATATCTACAAATTTTGGAATTATCGGTACTGGTTTCCAATCAATATTTAGATATGATAAATCACCGTTTATAGATAATTCGTCTTTATATTTTTGTATTGATTGTTCTCCCCTCGCATATAATCTTAATCGATGAAAATTTTCACGGTTCGACTGATACCTAGAGGTTCCTGAATCTTGCTTAAACCACTCTGACTCTATTGCCATTCCGATTTTCGCACCGTATTCTTGACTTGATTTTTCTGAGTTAGATACTGACTGACTCGGGAATAATCCTTTTGGATGTGATGTTGCCATTTATTTTAATATTTTGGATAAATTACCTTTATTATTGTACTTCTTAAATTCAAATTCTAATTTTTTTGTTGTTCTAGCTATAGCGGGGTTATATAGGTTTTTATTGCATGCCATAATTGCTAAACCTGAGCTAATTGCCGCATCAAACTTTGTTCTTTTATTTATATCAAACAAAGCCCAATCATTTAATGTACGATCAAAATAAAGATCTCCATAGTTATTATCTTCTTTTAATCCTACATATCTATCTATATATGATTCAATAGCCGCTGCGTGTGCTTGTCTTATATCTTCAGATGAATTAGGTATACCCCCTACTTCCCTTTCCGCTACGGATAATTTATTATATATTTTATCCGGTCTGTTTATTGAATAACCCCTATACCCTCTTCTTTTTAAATAATATAAAAGCCTAGGTTTATTATTTTCTGCTAATAGTGGCATTCCATAAAATACTAATGCCATTAATACATCTTCAAAAAACATTTCCGCTGTTGGTGGTCTTGATACATATTCAAGAAAAAAACTATTAGAAGGGGCTTCATCTAAGCTAAACTTAGTCAATCCATGCAATGCTCCTTTAGATCCTTGACCATCTGTCGTTCCGGATATATCGTAACTATCACATCCAAAAGCCCCTAAGTGTTCATTTCCTGGAGTTTTTCTACCTCTATTATTTATTACAATGTTTTGCATTTGTACCGGTGGAATCCAAGAAATATTAAATCTTCCTTTTAATTCCGGCATAAATATAACCTTGCTATCTTTTATACCATTTTCCCATTGGAAATTACCTTTAGACACAAAGCCTGAACTTTTTAAATCGTTATTGTAATCTATTTGCTCGTATATCTTTTGTAAATTAAATATACTGTTTTTTGTTTCATCTCTAAAAGCATGTTCCTCTGTTCTTGGAAATTGTCTATAGAGTTCGTTTAATGCGTCTTGATCGCTTTTAAGTCCATCAACCTCATTCTGCCAATGCTCTATAACCCCAATATCGATTTTATCGCCTTGAGGTCCTTCGGATGCCTCCCTTGGTGTTTCGAAAACAGGTAATCCATAAGAATCAATGAATCCCTCGTAGTTCCATTCCATAGGTATGAACAAACTATATAATCCAGAGCCAGTCTGTCCATTGCGGTTTCTTTTTGTAACGTCTGAGCCATTATATAATTTTTTAAAGTTATCACCACCTTTGTCTAAAGAGTTTGAGGTGGATCCCATCATACATTTTCCTATAATCCTGCTTCCTAATCTCAACGTTGTTTTTGTAACACGCCAATTGTTTAATATATTATCTGGTCTTTCCCATTTACCAGATTCATCGTGAACAAGTAATTTTAACTTTTCACCATCATATGAGTTGTCCCCTGTGTTTTTCCAGTCTATCGTTGTATCGAGCCCGTCGAGGTCTTTCCCTTTGGAGGCGTTGGTTGTACTGGTGATGGACTTCCTTGTGAGTTTGGATGCTGGGACACGGTAGGCAAGCTCTGTCTTGGGACGGTCCATCCCGTCTTGTATTGGCTTAAAGAAGAATGGGTAG